AGTGGACAAGTCCGGCTCTATTTTTATTTGAGTGCCTTGTGGCGGCTCATTTTTATGTTCATCTGGTTTACAACCTTCTGTAATTAATGTTGGTGTTGCTGAATTACTTCCTAATGGAACAGCCGACCCTTCGATACATTTAGCCTCTAGCACATAGCAAAACATTCCATACTCATCAACATCAGCCTTATTTGCTATTTGAGGATAATATTTTTTCCATGCTTCATACTCATTAGGATATGATTCATCATTAAAAGCATAATCCATTTTTACATAATACATGCCAACTGAATGATTGACTACCCATCCGTAAGCATATTGCTTTAGCATAAATTCATTTCTCTCTTTTCTAATTAATGAATCAAATGTTAATCCTTCTGTTTCGCCTTCATATGGGTAGCCTAATTCTGCCCAAGTATATTTTTTTACATATGTTTTTAAGTCCTTGCCACTTGAAATAATCTTTTCAAAATCACTTGAATCATGTTCCTGAACATGCATAATAAATTTATTTTCACGTAAGCTTTTGTCCCATAGCCCAGGAATATGGACATCCCTATGTTTATCAAAATAGTTTGTAGTATTAATAAGAACAATAGCTCTTAATTGTTTTAATGAATCAATATTAATCTTAGGATCATCTGATAAGGCTTTATTTTTAAGTTCATTATTTTCACGTACAAATGTTGGATGAACTATAACACCACAATCAACATTTTTTTTAACTGCTTTTTTTTGTGCAATTATTTCGGGTTTATTTTTTACGATGAAATCAAACAGTTCTTTTCTTGTTTGAAATTCCTTACCGTTATAGTATTCCATGACTATTTATTTATAAGTTCCTTGTTGTCAATTTGTTTTTTCTTCAAATCTTTTAGTTTTTTTATTTCTTCTTTAGTTGGTTTCATAATATTGGTTCTGTAATTGGTTCACCTGTCAATTTTCTTTCCCATTTATAAACATCACCTCCACTAACCGGTTCTAATCCTATCATCTCAAGATATTGATTCCATGTTATTACATTGTCGGTATATGCTTTATTTGCTGAGTTAACGTTGTATGTTAAGGAAGTGGCAAGGTCTTTATAGTTTTCTTGAAGAGCTGCAATATGTTCAAAACTTGTTTTAAGTTCAAACCCATATTTCCGCATTTGTAAACGATCTGTCCAATATGCATCCTCATTATTAACAATTGGAATAATCGTTCCCTGATACATCTTCCTTTCACCAACTATTTGGTTTTCATAAGTAGCTCCTGATATAACTACCTTATACATTTCTTGAGGCAACCCAAATCCATTGCAAATTATTTGTGCATTGTTGGACATTTCATTATATATGCCGAGTTCATCCGAGTTCATTATTGTTTTGATGTACTCAATGTCTGCATTTACTATTAAAAATTGATTTTGATTTTCTAAAACTCCATATCCTTCTTTGAATTTTTTATCTACTTCAGCTTTAATTGTTGATGAAACAGGAACCTGAGTTCCTTGAGCGTCTTTTGATGAGTTCTTTATAATACCTTGCATGCCTCGTGATTTCAAAAGTACATTCATTGCCTCAAATGCAAGTTGAGTATTCGTAATAGGATATTTAAGATTTTCAAGACGTGATGAACCTATAATAGAATTACCAATATTCGAAACATTTATATCGTTGAAATGAATAATATTCTTAACAGAATATTCGCGAACTGGATTATAACAGGTTAAAATATATTTTTCAATAATTCCCTCAAGTGTAGTTTGATCATATATTTTGCCTGTTTGTTTTATTTGTATAAATTCAGAAGGTAAATTAAAAAATGTTTGCACATTAGTAATGTCCGTTTCAAAACTTTCTAAAGGATTATTTAGATATACATAGTTATTCCCGTATGTATAAAACATAAACATACGCTCATAATTAAATTCAAAAGATGACTGAATAGGATTGGGACGCTCAATAAATAATTTACGTGCATTCTGTACGCCTTTCATCTTTGATGTCCATGGAATTTCTTTCCCGTTTAAATCAACTAAATACTTTTGGCCGTTTGAAACAGCCTTGGCAAGAATTGAAATGCATCCGTAAAGTATAGGATTATTTGCAACAGCTTCTCTATATTGAAATGGATTATTAAGAGATAGCCATGCTGGCTTGTCAACTAAGTACTGATAATTTGAGGCATTAATATTGGAGCGCGATATTCCAGCGCGTTTTAAAGAAAAATCAGCAACAAAATTCCAAAATGTATTTGCCATCACTTTAATAAAGTAAGGCAAATGTAAAAAATATTAACGCTACAAAGTAGTGATTTTTAAACTGATATAATTATTATATAATTGCTGTTTATAAATTATATAATAATATTGGTCTTTTATTTTTAACTTAGCGAAAAAAATAATATGACAGTAACAAAATTTCAGCAGAATCATTGCCTAACTAAAGAGCAAATAGACCTAGGTAGAAAAATGGCAACAAGAGACGGATTAAGCTTTTCTGATTTTGTTGGACAACTTATAAATAAAGAGGCAGAACATAGAGGATTAAGAACTATAAATGGATTTTAATAGTTTATTTTTTATATTCAAATCCATTAAGATATATTTTATCCTTACTCAATGTTATTATTTTAGGAATTTTTGTACACTTTTTTTTCATTAATTTCATCATTTCATTAATAGGTTCTGTTAAAATTATATCTTTAGGCGCTTCACATTTTTTTGCTAAGTCGATCATATGGCTTAATATGTTAATTTCTTCATAGTTCATTTTTTTAAAAGTCTTATTTCATAATCAAAATATTCTGCATATTTTATTAAAACACTAAAAGGTATTTCCCTTTTCTTAGATTCGTAACGACTTAAAGTTGTACCAGTAATTTTTAAATATCCTTTTAAATGTTTTTGGTCGACTTTTTTATCTTTTCTAATCTGTATCAAACAATCTAATATATCCATTTGTATATAAGTACTTTATATAATTTGTACAAATGTATTATTTTATTTTAACTTTCAGCAAAACAATTATAAAACTTTTCTAGGTATGCAGATAAACCTGACATTGCGTCTGCGAAATCATCTTCTTTAGTAGAAGTTCTCATTAATTTACACATTTGATTCATGCCTTTTTGCAAAACCGGGTTAGGATTTTCAGGGAAATAAAAATAATATTTAATTAACCCTGCATTAGCCAATATTCTACCAATTTTATTTGTCTTTGCTGGCTGTCCAAATATATATAAATCTGGTATCAACTCACTTATCCTTCTCTTGAAATAAGCACCAAAACTATTAGTTTCAATCACAAATTCCTTTATACCAGTAGTTTTTATCTTATCAATTACCTGTCCTTCCTGAATTGTAAGATTATTCTGATCATGAATAGCATCAAAAATATATACACGTGATCCATATACACGTGCTATAGGCATTGAAAAATAATTATCCCCTTGATCAGCTGTATCAGCAAATGCAATAGTAAAATATTCTATATTTTCTGGAAAATTCTTATATCGTTTCAATAAACTAATTGGGAATACCTTTGTTTCATCATCAGATAAGGTTATGCAAAGATAATTCGCATTAAATATCATCTTTGTTCGACTATCAATCTCCATCCTATGTTTTAATTTTAAGAACTGCTTTTTATTCATAAAATCTGAGCATAACATCTTATCTGTAGCAGCATCATAGATCGGCATTGATAATATATACCATTCGCCAGGTTCAGTTTTTTCCAAGATAGCCTGTGGGTCATTTTCGCCCCAAAGTGTTGCGCAAAATATTTCTTTTACTTCCCCTTCTTCTGCTGAATTACGGCTTGAAAATGTTCCTGATAACCAAACCCATATTTTATTTAAAGCATTATCATTTAAAGCTGTCTCTGCATCTTTAACAATATCATCTATAATTCGTAATGTTGCTCCCTTCCCAGTTACGCCACCACTCACGCCAACACCTAAATAATTAAAATGCTGTCCTTCTAATGCCCATTTTTGTACACTTCCATCACCTTGCTTTATTTTTGTATTTGGAAAAATATCACTAAATACAATTTGACTTTCAATATTTTTTACCTCACTTATTCCATCTCGCGTATATCTAGCAAAATCAGCAGCTAATGAATCTGATCGACTAGCTGTAATTATTCTTTCTTCATTATTACGACCTAACGACCATTTAGTAAAATTAACAAGAGTGCGACTTTTGCCAAATTGCGGCGGCATTCTAATCATTAACTTACTTACTATATCACCGTCACTATTTTGTAATTTATTATAATGAAATGCTTCTAATGTGTCGCAAATAATTCTTAAATGCGGTCTTGATTCTTTATAAAATTGTGGCTCCAATAATTGACAAAAAGACCAAAAATTTATTTTGGCCTTCTCTATATCTCTTTGTAACAATAGATATTCAAGCTCTAAAAGCTCGTTATCTTTTATCATTCAATTTTTTTTTAAGTTCCCTAATCCGATCCTCTCGTTCTTTTGGAGTTAATTGTGTAATTATTTCACCTGAATGCTCTACGCTTTGTTTCGGCTTCCCGTGAACTCTATCCTTAATCAGTTCGGCGGCACTTACCCGTCTCATATCCTTCTGATCTCCGGTCAATAATAATCTACCATAAGCCTGGACTATTGCTGGTAAATTTTGATCTTTTACAAATTCGGCAAGCTTAACATTTGGCAATGTCTCAATATATTCAAGTAATTTTATGCTCTGATCTTTAGGTATAGATTCGCCATAAGTATTTTTAATATATTCCAATAACTGAAACTTAATATGTCTAGGCCTTCCTTTCCTATTTATGTTTTCAGGATGTTTGTCCAGGCCTTTTGTATTTCTCTTATTTTCTGGAAATGGCATAGTTGTTATATAGTTATAATTTTTACAAATATACTACAAATTTAAATAATCTTCATTCGTTTCATTTCCAGACAAATAAACACCAGTATTATGAATAAGCAAATCTTTCTTTATATAAAATCTATCATTCATATCTGATTCTCTTAATATGCGAACTGAATCAAATATAAATTTAGCCCAATCAATTTGCTTATCAATCCCCTTGTAGTTATTTATTTTACCAATTTTTACATGGTCAATAAAATTAACTACCTTTTTCAATTGGTTTAATGATTGTTCAGGGATAATGACAGGTTCAAAGCTTGCCCAGGTTTTTATACCTTCTTTAGCAAATATTTCTAATCCATTAATCCTGTCGTCAGGATTAGATGCTCCGCTTTCCCAATTACTTGAATCAATATTATTATCAAAAGTAATTGTGCTACCTATTTTAAAGCGATCACCAAACTTTTTAAAGACAACGATATCTTTTAAGGCTTTCATTGGTTGTTTGGTTAGAATTGCAACCTTATGCCCATAGAAGTTTAATATTTCCAAGACTTTTCTTGTTTCTCCACTTTCAGCATTACAATACGGGTCACCAGTAAATGAAAGAAGTATTTGTTTTCCACAATCACGCATCTTACTAGCTGACTGATCTAATTCTTTAAAATCTATTGGACTGATTACTTCTGAATGATTGTAATTAGAATTAAAACGTCCAAGCATGTTTGGGACATAACAATAAAGGCAACCGTGGTCGCATCCTTTAAAATAATTCAGAGCTAATGGGCTATATTCTCTAGCCCGGCCTGTTGGTTCGTAAATTTTCATAATTTTAAGTTTTAAAGTAAAAATAATTTTTTTTATCTATAAAATATCCTTCAATATATTTGACACCATGAAGATACAAATAATTTTTCAATTTATCAAGGCCATTTCGATTAAATAATGTTGGAATATTTTTAATCATTTTTTCGGAATATCCTAATTCTTTAATTAATCCATTTGGTAACTTTCCCATTCCAGATTGAATTGCCGTAACATGAACTATGCCTTTATATTTATTTTGGAATATGATTTTTAACTGTTCGTAAGGTATTCCATATGCATCTAAGTCTATAATATCAAAAGCGTTTAAATCAATTGATTTCATTACTTTGATATTATCGCCATAAATAGCAAATTTATTTTTGCCTTTTTGCTTTTCTATTTGCAATATAGATATTTGTTTTTTAGAGGCCATTTTTACCTCTTTCCAGATAATCCCTTCACCGGAATAGCATTCTAATACTTTAATTGATTTTTTGGGTATTAAATTAATGGTTTCAAGCCTTAATAAGGCCTTATATTTTAAATATGAATTATCAGTTTTCAATTTGAGCCAGATTCAATTTCAATTTCAGAATTAATATTGCAAATATTTTCAACTAATGAAATTATTTCAGTATGAAGGTCAGGAGGATATGATATAAGTATATGATGCTTTTTATAAGCCTTTAATTCTTGCTTTATTTTCTTTTGGGGTTCATTAATTTCAATATCAAAATCTTCCAATAAATCTTTACTAAAATCCTCTTGTATGAGATCAATATCTAACTCAGATGTATCACTCGAATGATTATCAATCAATGCTAACTGTTTACGTTTTTCATCTTTGGTTTTAAGATCAGTTCTTTTTATTGCAATAAGTTCTTTACCGTCTGTTTCGATTATTCTTATTGGTCTTTTATCCCATGCTTCAGCAACTCCATTACCTGCAATAATTTCATTTTCTGAATCTATCAAAATTGACCTTCCGGCTCCAAATTCATCAAGCGATTTTTTTATAATCTTTTTATTCTTATCTGGATGCTTACGATAATTACGTTTATCAAATTTAATATCTGAATTAGTATTTCCTTTAGGTGCTGCCATAATCTAGTAATTAAACATTTTTTTGAATTGTTCTGGTATTTCGATTATATTTAATGTGCTAGTCTGTATCTTTTTCATTACTTTTTAGTTTATCATGAATTTTATTTGCCAGCCTTTTATTTGAATCCAGCCATCCAGAAAATATAATCGGGAATATTTCTACGAATAGCTGTTTTATATTCTATAAATGGATTATTAGAAATAATATTACCACGTGAATCCATAAAATCAAGGCCATGATTAACCCCTGATAATGTCCCATCTGTATTAATTATATATTCTTTTGGATTACCTTTTGAATCGCAAATAATAGCTTCGTTGCCATTATCATCTATCCTCATAATATTAACCTTTTGGCCTGTTCTGTCTATTTTTGGAATAGTAAATAATGGATTAAGAACTAATTTATTAAGCTTTTTTGCCATTAATTATTATTTCAAAATATAAATATGATCTATTCTTATTTCTAAATCTTTAGCTTTCTTATTGTCAATATTTTGATAGTATATTAACAAACCAATTAGTTCTACTTCATTAGGTGAATTATCAAAATATTTAACACATAATAATTCTTGAGTATCCTTATCAAATATTAATACCTTATATTTTTCAACTAATTCTTTCATAGTGCAAATATAAACTAAATTGTTATATCAATATCTAATTCAAAACTCATTATACGACCAGACTTACTTATCGCGGATGTCTCTCCTTTAATTTCAATATTATTAACTTTATATTTATTCGCAAATAATAAAATTAAACCTCTTATTTGACTTTCAAGATTAGTCTTATCTTTTTTCAATGCATCAATTTGATTACACTCAAGATTATTGTCTATATAATTGTCAATAACTATATCTATATTTTTATCTAAATCTACTTTAGATTCAGATGATATAATAGCTTCATGACATGCACGTTTAAATTCTACTTTATCCATATTATTTAGTTTTAATTAGCTTACAAGTTTCATCAGGCTTGACAACGCCTAAATAATTATCTGATTCAGGATTCATGCAAATCAAATCCTTTGGAACCAAATGCATCTCTTCTACAAATATACAGTTTTTACAAATTAATTTCATGGCTATTCTTTTGTTAGCAAAAGTGCTTTTTTTAAGCATTTAGGACAAATATTAGCTGTTGCGCTTTCGTAATCTGGTGGTTGCCCTAATTGAATAGTTATTTTACTATCATTATCGCATTCATGGCACCGGTTATATGTCCATAAGTCATTGCCTATTATCTTTCTGATATGTCCTTCTGTTTTTGGCTTTTCAATTTTTAGCCTATTACCAATTTCTATTTTATCTCTTTGACTAGTGCCTTTATATTGAGTATCCCATGCTTGACAGATATTTTTTATTAAATCTGTTTTTCTAATTACTTCCATTTTATTTTCTTTTTTTAGCTTTAAAAATATCTATTGTAACACATACAGCAAATGACGGGAATAATATCTTCTGACCTTTGCTGACTTGCTTTGGGCTGTTGTTCTCTATTCCTTTGTGGATTGTCCAGCCTCCGTAAGCTACTCCCATTAGCGCTATTGCCTGGATGATCTCTCTTGGTAGCTCTTTTTTCTTTATCTCAAATAGTGGTTTCTTGTACTGATTTGGAGCAGAAAAAGAGTTGAGACTAATCATTAACATCAATATAACGGTCATTGATTTTAAATGCCAGTCCATCCATTTTTCAATAGCTTTCAAAAGTTTTGCATGACTTTTTTTATCGAAAGATAAGGCCAGCTTTGAAGTTCTATTCTCGCTTTCGGTCTGTTTTATAAATTGATAAACCTTAGTATCGTTTGTGAGGTCTATCGGTTTTAAGTCGGATGGTTTCATATTATTCAAACCTTGAATTATACTCTTTATTCATATCCTCAGTTTGCCATTTCATAAAAGATTGTTTATCATCGTATGGTAAATTTAACATAGCTCTGTTAATAGCGCTACTTTTACATTTTTGTGTTTTTGCTTTTTTGTATTCTGATTTGTAAGTTGATAAAGTTTTCATTGTCGTAGTTTTTATTGTTTAAGACCCCTTTCGGGGTTTCGGCTAATAAAGCCTCATCAGTTAACCTTCAAATTGTCATAATAATGATTTTGCGTATTGTTCCCAAATTGCAAACTCTTCTTCATCTTCCGCATGTATTCCTTGAGAAGATAGATTTTCATGCAAAGTGTCACCTAAGTTTTCTTCAAAACCTTCTTCATTTCTATAGCTAGAAACACAATTTTTAATTGCATTTTTAATTTCTTCATTAAGTGTTTTCATTGTCGTAGTTTTAATTGTTAAACATATACCAAAGATAATACCGGATTCGGTAATTTGCAAGAGAAATCGTATTTATTTTAGTGTTTATTATCAGCAAGTTACGATATTTTTACAATTTTAAGCCAGTTTTTTAATAGATTTTCTGCTTATTTTACGAGTTAAGACTAATTAGCAAGATCAATATGATTAGTGTTGTTTTCATTTTTTATGAGACATTATAAATTCCAACATCTTTGAGCCATTTTTAAAACAATCACAGCCACGATTTATTCTATAATCATGAGCCGTATCTGGTACTTCAAATTTATTAATCTTATAGACAGGACAGTTTGCATTACAATCTGCATGAGTCATATCACAAATATTATAGAACTCTTTTATTATTATTTCTTCAACAACTGAATATTTAGACTTATAATCATTCACCTGTTGATCAGCGTATTCTTTCATAGCATTAATTGCCCATAAGGCTCTTACTCTATCATAAGGATCAATCTTTGCATGTCCACAATTTTCTGCAAGTATTTCTTCTGGTGTTTTCATAGTTTATCGGTTTTATTTATATTCATTAAAACCAGCACGATTTAAATCATATGGACTTCTTCCATTTTTATTGATATGACTTATTTCTTTTGGATTAAAATCTTCACATCCCAAGCACCCCATACGCATTGCACATCTTGTTGCTTTATTATAGGGGCATTGGTAAAGCTTATTTTCTTTCTTAATCGATTTAGCGAAATATTCAATACATATTCCATATATCTCTATCATTGCATTATTTAATTGCTCGACCTGATCATTAGTAAAGTTATTCATGTTTATTTCAGGAGCATTTTGAGATATATCAATTATCTTATTTATTAATCCGTTCATAGTTTTACATTTAATCCAGTCAATAATTCAATAACATCATTCTCATTATAGATAGGTCTTGGGATCATTACTTTAATCCATGGGTCGTAACCGCCACCCGCTTTGCCTTTCATACTCTCGTTCTTAACAGCTAAAGTAAAGTGCTTGTCGTTTTCAGAATAAAATAACCAGTGCAAAATATGAATTCTTCTACAACATGACCATTTATCAAGACCATCTTTATACTGTAATTCCTGAAAGCCATATTTAGTAATTAATATTTCGGTTATATTCATTTATCTAATCTTCTACAATAATCTACAGTATGCCTGTCCATCGCATTTAATATGCTTTGTGTAATATTTTTATTCAAAAGTTTATCTACATTCGCCTGGTCCTCTTCTGAAAGTTTATTTAGCTCTTCATTCAGAAACTTACCTTTATGCGAGTCTATCTTTACAAAATCTTTATCAAAAACT